GGGTGGTGGTATGTCTAACCTGCGTGTCTACTTCGACAAGAGCCGCAGACAGATTGTATTCAGCAAGGATGGCCTATGTCATGTAGGTGATGCCGACTTGAAGGGTCACGGATACAACAAGCGTGTCTATCACCCCGAAGGTAAAGCACCTAGCCTATGTGCTGCCAGTGGTGGTAATCTTGAGCCGAAGGTCATGGTCAACCCCGCATCTATTGTAGGACGTAGACTGCTGGACGGTGTGCGTAAGGATGATGACAAGTCTGTGCCTATCACACAGTGTCTTGAGGTACACGAGACTGACAAATCTAGGTGTCTGTCTACCATCAGTAAAGACACACTGATTTCTATCTTGTCAGAGGGCAGATACGAAGATGCCTACACAAAAGAGATGCGTCCTCTGTGGCGTAAGCTGACACCAGTGGAATGTGAGCGTCTACAAACTGTACCCGATAACTACACGAATCACGTGTCTAACAGTCAGCGTTATCGTATGCTAGGCAATGGCTGGACTATTGACGTAATTGCACATATACTGAAGGGCATCAAGTCACAAGAAGTAGTGACTAGAACGCCAGAACAAATGCAACTTATATAAGGAGAATGAAAATGCTGTTACATGAATTTTACAGTGACGAAGATTGTAGCCGTGGTGATGGCAGTTACCGCAAGGCTACTGTCTTTCTTGAGACTGATGGTAGCTATACTGTGTGCATGATGCAGGATGGTGCCATCATTGAAGAACGTAACATCAAAGGACACAGTGCGGTGTATGCCGAAAACTGTGCAGAGAACTGGGTATTAGGAGTGATACAATGATGACAATTAACTTACCGAAGAAACAAGTGAACGCAGTGCTAGTTGCGTTGGATGCAGAAATTGACCATCAATGGGAATGCAACAGACCTAATTGGGAATCATTTCCAGAGGTTGCAGCCATGTTGATGGCGTACTACACAATACGTTGTAAATTTGATGAGGATGATTGCAGATGATTAAATTATACAAACTAATCATGGACAGTAAACACAATCCGCTGTCACATATACCCGACACAAATACACGGCATCTGGTCATGCAGATACTCGCATGGATGTGGTGTATTATCTTTGGAATGTCTGTCGGCTCTGTCACTGTGTTCGGTATCAGTGCCATAGCACATGCCTTGCTGATAGCAGGTGTGTTCATTACGGCAGGTGTATTTGAGACAGCAAGACGCAAGCCACAGTATTTCGGTGGGCTAGGCAGAGGCAATGGGGGTGAGCATGAATAGATTTATCATAGACAAAGACCCAGAGGCTATTGCCCAGCAGTTATGTGACCAGCACATATGCAAGATGGTATTGGAAGAAGCACAGATGCTAAACACTGCTGTGCGTATCCATGCGCCTGAGTTTGCAGAGGAAGCTGGCTTATACAAGATAGCATACACCAACCACCCCTGTACTCAGTGGGCTAGAGAGACACGCATCAACTACAAGTTTGCTGTACGTCTTATGAAGGCTATGAATGATGAGTATATGTGGCGGTATCCTGAACGCAAAGAGAATGGCAAGTGGGTTATCAACAAAGGTCACAAATCTATGCGTCACTTCGATGCGCTTGTCGAGGCAGAGAAATATATACCTGACCTACACAACTTCATGACACCACACCCACAATGTTTCAGTGGGCATGACCAACTAAAAACAAATGAGGAGTGGCCTATCGTTGCTTATCGTAGGTTTTATAGAGTTGACAAGATGAGTTTCGCTAGGTATGACAAAGGCAGAGATATGCCACAATGGATGAAAGGAGACTAACTATGGCTAAAAAACCAGAGAATATGACACCAGAAGAACGCTATGCACATTACGCTAAAATACGTGCAAAAGAACAGCGTCAGCGTAAGAAGATAGCTGACCAAGTACCCCCGCAGCTTTACGTGCAAGTACAAGAACTTGTATCACTAGCTAGTGAGATAGCCTGTGATGGTTTATACAACGGTGGCCCTCGTTACATATCGTGTGACTTGTTTCACCAACTTGAAGAGCAAGCAGACAAGGTGAAGAACTTATACTGTTTTGACACTTGACATTGTGTCAATTTTTCTGTATAACAAAAGAACAGTTAACGAATTGGTAATCACTGATTACTTTTTTTCAATGAAAGGAGAATAACTATGCCACTAGATATTATCACACAACAGAGTAACATCGAAGATACACCCCTCAACCTAAACTTCTCTGTGCAGTTTGAGCCTACCAAGGTTCGTGACAAAAAGTATGTCATCAACGGTGATACAGGTGAGTACATTGGCGTTGTCGGTGACAGCTTCAACTGTGCATCTCACGATGACTTCTTCCAAGGGGTGCAGCACACAATGTGCGAGAACTTATCTGAGCATGAAATGTCTGGCGCGAAGGTGACTTGGCGTAATGCACGACATGAAGCGTGGGCATTGATGGATGTCACACTTCCTAATGTGACATCTAAGATTGTAACACCGAAGCATGAGACAGAGGTTGCACAACGTATCATTGCCCTGCACGGTATTGATGGCTCATGTTCTAACATGGTGTTCTTTGGTGCTATCGACTTCTTCTGTACAAACGGTATGATTCGCGGTGAGCATGACAAAGTGCGCCGTAAGAATACATCCAACTTCAGTATGGACAGGTTCATTGATGACTTGCGTGATTCCAAGCAAGACTTCTACGCACAGTCAGAGCGTCTGCAGCGGTGGGCTAACATTGACCTGACTACAGTTAATGTGAAGGATTTGCTGGACAGTATCCTGAAGTCAGACCGTAAGTCTGAGAAGATGTTTACCTTGTACAATCAAGAGGTTGCTAACCGTGGTCGCAATGTGTTCTCACTCTACAGTGCTTTCACAAACTATGCGTCCTACGCTGATGAGCGTAATGGTTTCAATCTACGTAACACAGGTAACGACACACAAGCAGTGTCAATGTTCCAGCGTGAACATCAAGTGTCTCAGTGGATTGCGTCTAAGCCTTTTGAAGCATTGGTCGCGGCCTAATGAAACTAGAAAAGGTAATCACCGATTACTATTCTTCCTACGATTACAGGAACTTACGTGATGAAACTAAGAAGCAGTATGAGTACTTCATCAACGTAATGCGCAACACACAGGTAGAGGGTAAAGCCCTCTGCCAGTATAACGTAGAAGATATTAGTACTCGTATTGCTAAAGTGTCATACAACGAGTGGTGTGAGAAAGGTGTGTCAATGGCTAATCATATTATATCTGCGACACGTATTGTGTTTAATCACGGCTTACGTATGGAACTGTGCTTGCTTAATCCTTTCGCTAACGTGCGTAAGAGAGCCACAGAGAGGCGTAAGACTGTTTGGGGTAGGGAAGATGTACAAAAACTATTAGACGTAGCCTACAGCGATTTTAGCACACGTAATCTGGGCTTGATTGCACACATGGCATACGAGTGGTGTCAGCGTTTGGGTGACATGCGAGTACTTACGTGGGATAATATCGACTTTGATACACAAACAGTAAGTATTGAGCAGTCAAAACGCCGGGCAGATGTACATTTACCAATATCTGATGACTTGTTTGGTATGTTACAGCAGCAGGAAGAGGATTTTGGGTTTCAGCAGTACGTTGCACCACGTCCTAATCCTATTCGGGGTGAGTACAAGCCATATTCACTACAGAAACTGCCTCTACACGGACGTAAACTCATGCAAGCTGCAGGTTTGTCGGATGAACTACGACTAAGTGACCTACGCCGCACTGGTACAACTGAAATGGTTGAAGCGGGTGTCGGTATTGGACAAATTATGTCGGTAACAGGACATGCTAACCCAAGTAGTGTTAAACCATACATGAAAAATACTCTAAAAAGTGCAGATTATGCCTTGACGGAGCGAAATAAGCATGTTAAAAGCATTACAAGTGCCGCAAAGGAAAGTGTATAACATGTATAATATATATAACACTATAAGTGATTTAGACTTACGTAATGGTGAGACAAAGCGTATCAATTGTCCTAACTGTAATGGGTACAAAACATTTACCGTGACCAATAACATGGGAAACCTTGTGTGGAATTGTTACAAGGCATCCTGTGGATTGAAGGGCGGTAAGCGTGTACACCTGTCTGTGGATGATATACGTAGTGGTTTCGGCATACGTCAAGACAGTGATGCTGCCCCATTTCAATTGCCCTCATACGTAGTGCATGACACGAATAGACGTTCCGTACACCTATTCTGCGCACAGTGGGGTCTTGATGAAGATGAGTTGGGTCTTATGTACGATGTCAAAGATGACAGGCTGGTGTTCCCAGTTGTGCATGATGGTGTTATAGTGGATGCTACAGGCCGTGCATTAAACAAGCATTTGCCTAAATGGAAAAGATATGGAAATAGTGGCTTGCCATATGTCTCAGGACATGGTAATGTCGCCGTAGTTGTTGAGGACTGTGTGAGTGCCGCCGTTGTTGGTTGCGGTTCCTTTGTCGGGGTTGCTGTGTTAGGAACGTCTCTCGCCGAAGCACACAAAAGGTATCTCTCACAGTTCTCAACAGCAGTAATTGCACTAGACCCTGATGCCCTACCGAAGACATTGGCAATGGCAAAAGAGTTGAGAGGATATGTAGACGATGTGCAAGTGCTGCGATTGACAGATGACTTGAAGTACCGTAATGATGTAGATATAACCAACCTAACCAACATATTGAAAGGAGATTAGTACAATGGAATTATCGCTTGTAAGAAGCCTGATGGACAAAGCGTTCTACGAAGACCATCGTGGCGCACGTTGTCCAGATAGATTGTTTAGTAAAGATGTGCGTAAGATTAAGCAGTCGATTGATGACGCTATGGATAAGTATGACCGCACTGTAGCACCAGATGAGATTGAGGCACTGTTCATGTCGAACAACCCAACGCTTACTACCGCACAGAAGCAAGCATACAGCGCACTGTTCTCACAGATTAAGAAAGAACAGCCGATGGGCAGTGACGTAGCACAAGAGGTGCTATCTAAGTTGTTCCAGCAAGTTATAGGTGAGGATGTAGCCAACATTGGCTTCGATATGGTCAACGGTTCATCCAGTAGCCTAGAGGCAATCCGCAATCTACTTGAGCAGTATGGTGATGACTTCACCCCTAATCTCAATGTGGAGTGGGATGACATCGAATTGGAGACACTACTAT